CCGTCGGCATCCCAGCCCGCTACCTTGTCAGCGTGTTCAATCTCCGTTTCGTGGTCGTCTGCGGAGGTCATCGAGTGGAGGCGGTCGTGCTGCTCGCCAAGTGCAGGGTCGTGTAGCTCGATCGCCCCCGTATCGGGGTTCGCCCTGACGAACTTTCCCCTGTCTGCTTCGGGTGCAGCCTCGTGGTCTTCAGGGCTGTCAATAGGATGCAGGCGGTCGTGGAGATCGCCCTCCTGTGGCTGCGACAAATTCCCGTCCCCTTGTAAGGTGATGTAATCTAAGAAAACCCCGGGGCGATCCATTAGCGACGTTCTGAAGAAAATTTCTATCTTGTCCACTTGGGCAAAGCCAAAAAGACCGAAGTCAATAGCGATAATCTGGTAAGCCTCTTTTATGGCCGTAAACCCCCGGGACACGTCCACGTAATCCTGTCCGCTGTAAACCCTTACAACAATCCTGTCATCAGCAGCCCAGCTGCCAAGCATCTTAACGGCAAAAGAAAGCGTACGGATGTGAGCGGTGTCTACAGCATTGGTGGTGAATCTTAAATATCCTTGATTCCAGGTGTCCACCTTAATGGCCTTCGTGCCCTTATAGGAATCCTCTGTGTTGTCGAAGTCTGCCGTGATGTCATGCGCAGTGGCAGCCCACTCCGTGTTTTCGTCATAGACAACGATTAAGCCTGGCGGGGCTGTCTGCCCGGGCTGTATCACCACCCTGCCGATCTCCACCTCGGTAACCCTGTTGCGCGAGGGGGGAATCCCTGATCCTGCCGTGCCTTTTCTTACCGTCACATTGCCTTCTGCGTCGGCCACGATAATATCAATTCTGTCCTGTGCCTCCCCCGCATCGAAGCTCACAGCTGAGCTGGTGTCCACTATCTGTAATTCCCCGTCAATATAGTAGGCCACCTCTGATACAGCATAGTTAAGCGCGGTGTCGGAAATAGCCGTGATAAGGCCTCCCGCGATCACCCCGTTGGGCTTAGGCACATCTGTTACTTTGTAACGTTGGTTTCCTGATACCTGTATGTCCCAGATAGGGAAATTGGGATGCTTCACCGCTTCTATGGTGTCACCAAAAGGCGGGCGGGCGTGCGGCCAGTCCACCTCGTCATCCAGCACCTCTTCTCGCTTTCGCTCCAAAAGCGTTAGCTTCACGCGGTTGTCCCGGTAGTTTCTGTCATAATTTACAACGGTGAACTTGCGCGAAGACCCCATATATTCCATGTCTATAATACTCAAAGGGGTAATATCTTCGTCATCTTCTGCCGTAATGTTAATGAAGTCGTTGTATTTGCTTCTGCGGTACATCACAAGCGCGGTGTATTGCTGCCTTAATCCTTTGTTGGCCGCAAGATTTTCCACGCTCCACAGTTGTGTGTTGTCGCCCCCGGGCTTGAGAAGTGCCCCGATGTCTCGCGGCTGCACGCTATCGGCTACATAAATATCCCTTTCCTCTGAAAAGCGCCCGTTTTGCTTGTATTCTGTTACCGCCTCCCAGCTTACCTCTGACGTTATTTCCCCGTCCACCGTGGCCAGGCGCGTAATGTCCACATCGTATATGCCTACCTTCGCGCTCCAGTTGGCCTGGGCAAAATCAGTGTCTACCACCACGCGAAACTCGACATTATAGTCACCCGATCGCGGGATGGTGAAAGCCCCGAAAAAAGGTGTTTGCCACTGGCGCCACTGTTCTGTAAGCACCCAAAACTCCCCGGGCTGCGGGTCTTCGACGTTGGGTTTGTACAGCCTTATTTCTAATTTTATCGCCGGCTGCGAATAGCCGAAGTCTAACCCCGAATATTCCAGCAGTTTGGTTTTAAAGCTAACATTAATGTAGTCTGTTTCGCTCACTTTTGCAGCCGGGAAGTCTTCTTGTAGGTTGATGTTAAAGTACGGTCTTACGTCTGCGTCTATAGGTGTGGGATCGTTGGAGGTTATAGTAGCCGTCATATATTGCTCACCACTGACAAGCGACTCCACAGAAAGCCCTGAATAGGCATTTGTTTCCCATACATTCAAAAAATCATCCAGATTATCTACGATGGTGTCCCCGTAGTTCATGTTGTGGTGGGTGACCCTTAGAGACTTGAGTGGCGCCTGCTTAGAAAGGGTGCTTCCCACGCTGAACTTACTTTCTTGAACATTCACCACATCGCTGCTTACAGAGGCCGACTTTTGAACAGCCAAAGTGTCCCAACTTACCTTAAAGATATATGATTCCGTTTCGGTCTTAGAGTTGATGCGATATTCGCCTTTATACTGCTGTAGCGTCACATCAAAGGGCTTTAACACCATCTCTATAGCCTCTAAGCAGCTGACAGGCTCCCCGTTTTCAATAAACCGCCGGGTGTCTACGGTGTTTACAAAAGCAAGGGTATTGGCTCCCTGCGATGTCTCGTAGGTGTTCAGGCGGGTCTCAAACCCTAAGTGTATGCCTGTCTTTGTCAGCGCTTCTTTTAAGACCTCAAGGATAGACAGGCGCCCGGTGTATAGCTCACCTGCGTCGTCGAAGTCCGTGTCAGATAAGTCTTTCAGGGCATCTGTGGCAGAAAGCTGTATCTGATAGGTGTCGGCAATGAAGTTTTTGGATATGATGTCCGGCTGTATCCACCCCTTAAAGATGTCTTCAGTATCGTAGGCGTGCATGTGCCAGTCCTTATAATTGGACTCCATGACATCAAGCAAGAAGTTTTCATCTTTTGTTACCACCGACAGCACGGCCTCGCTGCCTTTGACAATACGGTCGTCATCCTTTCCACCACCTACGGTTTTATGGGTAAAGGGCACCCCGGCCATTGTTGGAATGTCAATAATATCCCCGGTATAGCCTTCGTTGGAAAGGTCAACGGTTATAATCTGACCTTTTCGTGTCTTGAATTTTGCCCTGTACTTAATCAAAACGTGGTCTCCATTTTTCTGTCTGTTTCTTTCATCTTTAACATTAGATCATTCATGCCGCCGACAAAATAGGCTTCAAACTGCCGGGGTTCACTGCCCGATTTTACCGAGGCTGTCTGCGCACTCGGTGTGTGTGGCACCGGATTGTCTGAGTAGATAGCCGATGCCATAATGTCTTTTAGCTTGTCCAGTGGCGCTATCACCTCGGGATTGATGCTGGCCCCGGGGTATTCTCCTACGTTTACAAGTGTTTCGCCTTTTACGATACCACCGGCTGCCATTTGTGGGATAGCACCCCGCACATCGGCCATTAACGCCCCAATGTCGGGCACACTGCCAGCAGCCCTACTAAAACCAAACCCTCCAAATATGCCTCCTATGGCTGCCGATGCAAGCTGCATGGCAATCATACGAATCATGCTCTTTATAACATCTCGGATGCTTTGCTTGGCACCAAAGGCCATATCCACAAAAGAAGCTGCCATACCTTCAAGGGCGCCCCTTGCAATAGACTCCATGTGTGAAAATCCTTGGCTGGCTGTTTCTTGTGCTTCATTTAATCTGTTTAAAGCCCCTATAAGTACCTGCAACTCCTCATCAGCGGGGGTCATGTCGAAGTCTTCAATAAGGGTGTTTATCCCCTGCTCTACGGCGCTTACACTATAACCCACAGCGTCGAAGCTGTCACCAAAAGCCTGATGTTTAATGCCTATGTCATCAAGGGTTTGCTGGTACTCTTTTAAGAAATTTAAGTAATCCGGGTCAAAGCCCGACGTGAAGTCTGTTGATATATTAGGATCGGCCCCCGGCTGTATTGTTGGCATCCGGTCGGGTGATTCTGAAAGTACGCGTTGGCGTGCGCGCTCCAGCCCTAAAAGGGCACTTATTTCCCGCTGGATGGCTGATATCCTGCTTTCGGCCTCAACCTGCATCCGCGCGCTGGTAGCCTCAGTCTTTATGTTTTGCCATTTTTCCAACTCACTATTAAGCTCCTGCCAGCGGGTCTTCTCGGCGTCTAATACCTCTTGTGTCTCTTCACTATTTTCGTTTAACTTGTCCTGCTCTTTTATGACGTAATCCAACCCTTTTCGCCACTGCTCTGCGCTATCGCTTATTTTATCGTACTCAGCGCGGGAAGACTTGGACAACTTCTTTACATCGTTGTCAACACTTGCAAGCATATTGGTAATACGCCTGTTGGCGTCTTCTATGTGCCGTTGCAGGTAAGTTGCCAGTGTGGCAAGATCATCACGGGAAAGGTTTTGTATGTTTTCACGGAGCTTGTCGATGTTGAAAACCCTGTCAAAGTCCATGGTAGACCTTGGCGTAAAGTCAAAATTCTCCCCCTGTGTGGCACGCGCCAGTGCGGCACGCATATCATCCATATACCCTTCGGCTTCGGGAATATCAAACGCTACCCTTACCCATATCCTTTCTGCTCGCCTGCTATGTAAATCATCAAGCGACTGGTTAAAGGCGTTTTGCTGATCGGTGGCCTGCTTTGTTCTGTTCCTATACAAAAGCATAGCAGATGCACCGCCCGCGAGCAAGGTGGCCACAAGGCCTATCGGGTTTTTCTTGAGGGCAACGGTAAATGCATTAGTGGCTGCCGTGGCCGCCACCTTGGCCCTCGTTATGCCTATCACAGCAGCCCTCATCAGGGCAGCGGACTTGTTGAAAGCATAGATACCCGCGGTGACCGCGGCAATGCGCTTTATCCACGTGACCTGGGCCTCGTTGATGTTTCCGATGAAGTTAGCCAGCCTGGCCACGGTTCTTCCCAGCCATTCGGCAGCCGGGATAAGGTGGCTTTGGATGACAGGGATAAGGTCTAGGCCGATCTGGTTTTTAACGGCGTCAAACTGCTGACCTACCCTTACCCAGCCCTGCCGGAACTCGTTAGCGGATTCAAGAGCTTCCCCGTCAAGGACAACACCCATGTCGTGTGCTTCTTGTCTGAGTTCTTCAATGCCCTTGGCGCCAAGCGATAGTATAGGCGCCATGTCACGCCACGCCCCGCCAAAGGCCTGCTGGCCGATCATATTTCTTTCGGTCACGTTCTCCATCTCGGCCAGCGTGCCGATAATGTCATCCATGATCTTATCGCCGCCGCGCAGCTCCCCGCTGGCCGTGCGCACCGTGATGCCGAGGTCGGCCATGGCACGGTTAAAAGGAGACGCCTCGCTTGTAGCGTTCGACATCCTGCGCGTTAAGCCCTCAGAGGCCCGCGCCAGTGCCTCGGTAGACACCCCCGCTATGCGTGCCACATATTCGTACTCTTGTAACTTATCCGTGGCAATGCCGGTGATGTCCTGAAGGTCGAGCAGTCTATCGGCCTTCTCGCCAAGTCCCGTGACAAGGTTGGAAATTCCGCGATAAACAGCCCTCGCGGCGAAAGCACCCACCAGGGTCTTGCCTACATTGGCAATAGTCTTATTAAGCCCGCCCATCTTCTTGGAAACTTGATCGGTTTCCTTTTTGATAGCGGTGCCTGCCTTCTTGGTCTGCCCGGAAATGTTCGTGGTGGTCTTGGACATGGTCTTGTCCGCATCCAACATCTTTTTCTGCGCCTCGCCAAGAGAACGCTTGAGCGGTTCGGTCTGTGCCGATATTACATATGATAGTCTTCCGAGCATAGCTTTTTAAAGTAAAGCAGGCCAAGCCTTAACGGGCCGGCCTGCTGTATTTCTTATCAAGTGACTTCCAGTCAGGGACTGTTACCTCTTTGGACTTGTCGGCCTCCCAATAGAACGGGTACAGCCTCCGGGGGTCTCTCACCTGGTCTTTTTCCTTTAGCCCTTTATTGCGCAGCACCGTGCCGAAGTATCTTATAACATTCATAAGATGTTTGTTGTCGGCAGATCGGCACTCGCTGTGATCGTCAAGGGCCAATGTCAGCTCTTTGGGTGTGACATCAAGGAAGTTGTCGTAAGACAGCCCCAGGCGTGACAACGCAATAGCATAGACATCCTCTACTTCTCTGCCACCTTCTGCTCGGTGGCCTGGGAAAAAGCCGAAAACGATGCGATGAACTCATTTAAGCTCTCATCGAGTACGTCTTCCATCTGCTCTCTCTTAAGATCGAAATCCTGCCCTGCCTTGCGTGCGCCCTCTTTCAGTGCGTGATAACACAGTGCTTCCATACCTTCGTAGTCGGTATTTCCGTCCTCATGTTTATAATCACGCCCCAGCTCCGAGTTCGCGCCTTTCATTGCACGATACGATATGCGTATCGGATACTTTTTGCCATCAAATGTTATTGTCATGCCTTAGTCCTTTTGATTTCTCCTGCACCCTGAATAGTGCCACTATACGTCATTGCTTCGCCGACCGACCCATCTATGCTTAACTCGGTAATGATACCACCACCTTCAAACCAATGGCCAGTAGGAGCCTCTGAACTATCATCTCCCAGACACACCGTTACAGGATAGTCTCCCGTAGCAGAAAGCCACAGGTCGAAAAGCTCGTTGAAGGTGCCCGACCCCAGCCCGGTAGCAGCATGTGCGCTACCCACGCCGTAGTCCCTGGTCACCATCGAGCCGAAGCTGATAGACCAGTTCTTGCGGTCTGCCACGAAGTCTTCGAAGCCCTCGGTGTCAAAGGATGTGATGTCAATGGTGTTCTTGCCGAATGTCGCAGAAAAATCAGTGCAGCGTGCCAACACCATGCCGTGTATCTTTACGACAAACTCGCGTGCCAGCCTTACTATGTTTTTTGACATTTTCTTTTTCTTTAATTGTTAATAAATAGGAGCTTGAAACGCATATTATACATATGCGCACCAAGCTCCTCTACGCGGATGACCTGCATGAAGTCATACCGAATATCGTAAAAGTCGTTGTTGATGTGGTGCAGGTCGTTGATCACAGACGCACCCATGGTGTTCAGGGTGTTAAGATCGGGGATGCCCCGGTGGCTCAAATCCTTGGCATAGACGTTAACATTAAAGTCTACAGTCTGGATGGAGTCTGAGGGCACGGCAAGGGTGTTAACAACGCCAAAATAGGCATCTTCCCCGCCATCAGGATAAGACCACTTGTAAAAGTGCGCAAACGTCTTGCCCTCCCCGATGTCCGGGGTGGTAAGCAGGCTGTGTACGCCATCTATTACGCTGTTCACAGTCTTCATACTTTGAGTGCTTTTGCAATCATTTGCCGGTACTTGTTTTTGGCCTTATGCACCGAATTGGTAATCACATCATATCCTCTTGCCTCAACTGCAGCACCATAGCCCATTCCGGCCACCATTATCAGTCCGCTATCTCTTACCTCAGATTTTAAGTCCATACCGTACTGCTGGCCTTCCCCTCCGCCACCTCCTTGCCCAAAGGACATTGAGGCAGTGTCTCCTTTTGTTATAGCTATATAACCGATGGAGTTTCTAAGATTGCCGGTTTCATCTCTATATGTATTGGTCTGCCTTGCATTAGAGACAAACAGCTCTCCTACATACTGATTCGTGCGGCTTATTTTACGCTCTACCTTCCTTAAAAACTCCGGGCTGTTGTCTATAACCATATCTGTGCCCCCCGTTGGTTTACACCCAGGCGCTTTACCGTACCGCTCCATGTCCCCGTCTCGTGCGTCAGCGTGGCCTCCGCACCCATCGGGATATTTTCGTCTGTAGGGGTCAGGTAAAACACCCAAGCATACACTATCTGCGCACCATCGTCTGTGCGGATAAGATTACCCCTTCCGTTGGCCTCAGCGCGACCTTCGAGGGTAAGCTCCTTGGCGTCTCCGGGTGTATATTCCCCATCGACAAAGGTGCCTTCCTCTGTCCAGCTTACAGCCAATGTATGTGGGTATCTATCCATGCTACCAGACCTTTGGTGAACGAACTGCGTTACGACTTATACCGAGCTTCTGCTCTAATGCCTCCTTGGCCTGCCGTGCGCTGTCTACAAGGGTATAAGACAGGTGACCCTCTGTTAGACTTGCCCCACCGAGAATGATCTCGTACAGTTTGATGGTGGCAATGTCTATCTTCTTGTCACTTGTATACACCCCGTCGGCAACAAGCCCTACATCAGCAAGCGCCTTCACGAAGTGGTTTTCATCGAGTACCACTCCGTGTGCGCTTGATATGTTAGCTTTTATGGCTTCCAGATTGGTCATGTTAGAATGAGCTGTGATGTTNGGTGTTCACGATATACATGTTGTCCGCTACCTCAAGTCCGGGGAAGGCCGCAAGTTCGCCACGGGTAAACTCCCCGAAAGGCTCGGTCTGTGACCACTTGCTTACCAGCACGTTGTTGGCGGTAGCATAATCAACGCCCGCTACGGGTGTGATTTGCTCGATGCTCAACGAGTTGTGCATAATCCCCGCACGCTCGGCAGGAAGGAACGTGATGTACTTGTCGTCGTCCCATGCGTCGATGCTCTTGATCACGCCGTTTTCCTCAACTTTGATCTTTGGATTGATAAGATCAATGTAAGGAAGCCCCAGTGACTGAAGCTCAGTGTTGAACACGTCCAAGGAAACGAAAGCAGTGTCAAAATGGCTCACCACTTCCTCGCTCTTGCGTATGTCATGCCACTTGGAGGGTGTCATAACGATCTTTTCCAGCGTTACGCCGGTGTCGTCCTGCACGTCTTCGGTGAACTTCTGAATGTCCGCCAGTGGGGTGGCTGTACCTGTGCCCCAATAATCATCTGAGTCGTTAAACCCAAAGGCGTCGCCGCCGTGCTGCTTGTTGCCATCCTTTACAAGCAGGTCAACGGTTCCGGGCACAACGCCGTCGGGGTTGGAGGTAGCATCAATGACAACCTCACCCTTAGAAAGCGCCTGAGCCGCGTACCAGTCAAGCCTTGAAGTAACTGAATTGACAACATACGAGACGTCGTCCCATATCAGGCTGATGATCTGCTGCTTCTTGCCTTCGTCGTTGGTAGACACCGCCTGCATGGTTAGCCATTCGCGGTAGCTCTGTTCGTCCATCTTGCGCTTGACCTTGATAGCGGCCACCTCGCCAGACAGCTTCTGCAAGCCGGCACGTGAACGAAGCGGTGCCTCGCTGCCATGTGCCACCACAGAGGCGGCTGCCTCCAGGCGTGACTTGCCTATCACGGAAGTGTACGTAAGTCCCATCTGTGGGCTTCCCAGCGGGAAGAACCTCTGGAAGAAAGACTCCTTGAATACGTCCATGTTGGTGTCAACTAAGACCTGCAACTGCTCGGCGTATTTTCCAAATACTGATTTTACTCTGTTATCCATGTCTTATCCNCCCTTATTTAGATTCACTGAAATGAATATGAGACAAATCATCCAATAACCCGTCAACGTGAGCCTGGATGCGGTTCTTGTACACTGTGCCACGAATGGCCACGGTAGCAAATTCGCCTGTAGCGATAGTGGTGTCGTAACGCAGGATGCCGTTAGCCTTTTCATTAATGGCAGCAGACCCTGCCTCGGCGGTACCCGCTGCAT